TTAGCTTTTCTGTTGCCATAGGGTGTGTTTAATAGAGTCAACAAATAGCTCACCTTTTTTTGTAAGCCTAAGTACTAACCTCCTTTTCTTATTAATTGTGCATTGCGACTTGGAGACGAGTCCTAATCCAGGGGTACCAAGTCTATGTTTCTCTGCTAACCAATCTGTATTCCTACTACCACTAGCTGTTGAGAACTTTAACGCTCTCTCCATGTCACTTTTATAACATGGATTATGTGCAGCTATGTATAGCAAGCAGTAAATAACTTGAGCTGGTAGCTCTTCATCATTTCTACTACGGAGGCTTTGGAATACTGCGAGGAGTCTCGCCATCTTCTCGTCCGTTTTCGTTTCCATGGTTAGGTTGATTAGGACAACTATATTGTATCGTTAATCTCCCAAGATGGATATCAACATCACAGTAATTATCATCATCTAGTCCGATGTAGAAATTACCAAAGCTTATAAGTTGCATCAATTGAAATGATATTTGTTGCGTTAATAGTTAACTAGTTCTTATAGATTGTCTATGTACATTGAGTATTATTACCAGCTCAAATGTTTTTACATTTATTCTGTAAATACAGCTTAATAGCCTCATTAACTACCTCGTTAATCGTATTGCTATCAGTAGCTGCTTGGATCTTTAACTTACGATGTAAGTAATCTTCCATAGTAACAGTGATGCGCTTGATGATGTTAATACTCAGTTAACAATAATTGTATCTTCCTTTACCTGTTCGTCCATAAGTTTTATTAATTCTTCCTTATATGGATGATTACTTATGTCTCTGATTAGTTCTGCTAATCTAATTTCCTGTGTGCGTTTCCTCATTGTTGTTGTACCTTTGTGGATTTGGTGAAAGTTTGTGGATTGCCTCGTGATCGCACACAACAAACTCATGTGTGCCGAGTAGTTTCTTGATCTTGTTTTCAGCTGCGCGTCTGTATCTGTAGCTATGCTCTGAAACTTTCCCTGTCTTTAAATCAGTTGCTCTGATTACACATTCGTGTGAACTAGGTAGCATCCAATTCGCTATATGGAATTCATAGAAATCGTCATATCCAATAGCCGGAAAATATTCAGAAGGTGTTTCATATACAGCCAGCCAATTATTAGGTTGTTCTTTAGTCATTAAGGTTCTCCAACTTTGCATAAAATTTGTCTAATCTCATATCAGCTAGACAAGCCTTGTACTCTCCTCGTACAGGTCGTTTGTCTTCAGTGTCTTTAGTTTTGTTTTTATCCATAGCCGGGTATCCATTGATCGCGTGTGTCATCGTCCTCACAGGGTGTTACGTCCTTGAGTTCTTCATCCAATAACCCTGATAAGTTGATAGCCCTGTAACCTGCCTCTACGTTGTCAGAAGCGTGAATGATGTACTCATTCTTATTAGTTAGCACGACATATCTTAAGAGCTTGTAGTTAACAAGCCCCTGATGAGTGTGTTGCATAAATGTTATTTAGTGCGTGAAAGTTTTCGTACTAGCTGTTTCGTTTTGGCCTTAGCTTGCCTTATCTTTTGAGGATTTCTCCTACTTTTGTTTGCTCGCTTCTTATCAGCGTCCTTGAACTTGATATACATTTAACCTTTAGATGTTCACCTCGTAGATAAAGAAAGGTAAGGGATAAATCCCTCATGCTGCCTACCCTTTCGGGAAAGGCAACAGGAGAAAATTAAGATTGAAATTGGATTGACCAGTTTTTAATTGAATCCCACGGGACAGAGGATTCATCATCGAATTGAATTAAGATCTCATGGTTAGCAACATCAACACGGATGTCCTTGATGTAGAACTCTCCACCGTTTTCATTGGTAACAAGCTGACCTTTTAGCCAATTAATATTGAATGATTGGCAACCTGATAGTTTCATTGTTAGTGAAGCATTTGGATCTAGATTAGTGGGATTGAATCCCTCATCCAACCCACGCATGGGCTGGAGGAGAGAATCTATTTAGTAGATGTAGTCTTCTTCTTTGGTGTTACTTGCTTCTCAAGGTTTTTCTTTACTAACTCTTGAGCAAACTTGAGCATTGTCTCAGGCTTGACACCATCAATAACTACACGATCCTCATAGTCTCTACTGATAACCAAACCACTGTGCTCCTCGCAGTACCAGATCTGTGCGTCCTTGAGGTAGTACTCGTGTGTTGATTCGAATGTAAGAGCCATACTTAAATGTAATAAACAACGAAGGATTATGAGTCCTTCATCCTGCACATACTGTACCAAAGTGTACAGCATATGCAAGAGGAAAGAGTCTAAGTATTACTTAGCAGCGATGAGTGTGCTTACTAAGTTATACTTATCCTTGACATAGTTAATGACATAACGTACGTCCTTGTTAAGTTCGCGCATCTCATGATGGTGTATATCCATACGAGATTGCACGTCCTTGATGTAACTATTAAGTGGGATAAGTCTATCTTCAAAAGAAGAAGGATCTAACTCATTAAGTAAACATCTATCTTGTAGCGCGTGCGCGATATCTATCAACTTAGCCTTAGTAAGTTTGTCGTTGATAGTTACATTGAGTGCGTCCTTGTAGTTCATGAGTCGAAATGAAAGACAACAACATAAGTTAATACAATTGGCATCAATGCAATAGGTAATGCAAGCATGACATGATTAACCTCTCTCATTGAGAGGCAACGGTCCATGCGAGGATCGAACTCGCATTAATAGCGTGACAAGCTATCGTCCTAACCATTAGACGAATGGACCAAGAAAGAGTGGACTTACATCTACACAAGGTGATAAGATCTCCATTCGAATGCCACATCAGGACTATTAAGTCCTTGTTATTTGTTTATCTTTACTTGATAAACTTGTTCATAGATACTGTCTCTAATTGCAGTGAATTGTTTAGGATGTTCACTGAATGAAGAGCTATGATTATCTTCACTATCTAACCAAGCTGATAGATATTCAGCGTCCTTGGTTGATAATGTAATTGTAGTATTCATTATACAAATGCAGGTAGTTGTGGACCAAAGTCATAAGGCTGTGAACCATATCCAACTAACTCGCTACGCTCTGCATTGATGCAGTTATTATTAACCCAGAAACCTAATGAAATGTCAGGGTTAAATAATACATTAGCGATAGCACGTGCACTTACATTGTTGTACTCATACTCATAACCATTCACGAAAGTGACCTTGGCTTTACGTGCTAATAGATCTACTTCAAGTGAATCAATAGCAGCAGATGTACGAGTAGGTACTGTAATAAACATGTTGAACATAATAAATAAAGTGAACAATTCAGGGTTAAATCCCTGATGTCTGGGTGAGGAATCGAACCTCACCTACACCATCAGACAGTGGCTAATTCCTCAGCCTCGGATGCTTTATATGAGCACCATGCTTCAACAGCAAACCAAACCAAATCATTAATCATTTGATTAACACTTGATGGTTTAGTTTCACTAATGAAGTCAGATACTCCATAGATCTCATCGATGTAATCCTCGATCTCATCTTCATACTCAAAGAAAAACTTACGAGTCTCGTAGTAATAAATAAACCCACTAACTCCAGCACTACAGCCGTGATTAGCAACGTCCTTTATCTCATCGAGTTCATCAAATCTTTCTTCGAGAGCATCAAATAAACGTGACATGTTTAATAAGAAGCTACTCTCATTGAGTAGCAATAAGAAGAAGAGGATTTGATCCTCAGCTACACGCTGTATTCTTCCCAGTATTCCTGAAGCTCATCAGGATCAGTGATAGACTCGGAGTCCATGTAGATGTGAGACCCAAGTCCACTGCTGGATTTATCCCAGCTATTGTTTAATACATCAAGCACCAATTGACTTGCATTAGGTGATACCAATGCAACAGGACGCTCAAGTCCTTGAGGTGTGAATGGAATTAAATCTTTTTTCATGAGAAAATATAAATAAACAAACAGCAACAACCCTGAATCGAACAGGGATTAGCGAGTGCTAATGACCCAAACGGTGTTGCTTGTTCATGTCAACATTTACCTAGTCCTGACTGTGCATCTCCGATGGTCTACTAGCTTGAGCTTGAAGGGACACCAGCTCACTTCGACTGCATCACCCCAGTTCCGAGGAACCTTTTGATGGACTGTGTGGTTTATTTAGTTTTCGAGTTGCGTTGAAATCTTTTCACCGGCTGAAGGGACACCACCGGCGGAGTGCTCATTTGATTCTGATTGAATCTTGAGAACTCTCTCACCCTCTAACGAGAGTTCGAAAGATCTCAATCTTCAAAGAATCAATATGAATTCATTGTACCATGGTGGACAACACGATCAACCAGCTCATCTGTACAAAAGTGGACAGAAGCTAGTGATAGCAGTAGTGATAAGTATCTCTTATATAAATCAATTCGATCGATTATCACAGTGATAGCAGTCTGTCTAGTGTTTGTGTTGATTTGCTGACCAGACAGATCGCACGACACACACGCCACGCGCGAATCCAACTACCGCGCACCCGCCCGCAGGCGATTATATCGATACACGCCAGTAAAAACCACCAGATTAATCATCTGGTGACGGCAAAACCCGCGCCCGCGGACACCCCCAAGGGGGTAATGCGTCCTTTCCACACCGCTTATTCGACTTCAGAAATTTATGCCAAAAAGTCACGGTTAAACTGCTCTAATCCCTTATCTGTTAGGACGTGAGAAGCCATATCATCAAAGACTTTAGGAGGAATAGTACATATATCAGCACCAACTCCAAATGCTACTCCAACTGACTGAACATCTCTAACGGATGCAGCTAATACCTTAGTCTTTACCCCATTAGAGGCATATATATTAGATATATCATTGATTAACTTAATACCATCAAGACTATTATCATCCATACGTCCAATAAAGGGTGAAACATAGGTTGCACCTGCCAAACTACACAATATTGATTGAGATACTGTAAATACGAGAGTCATATTAACTCTAAGACCAATATTAGATAGATATTTGCAAGCTTTTAAGCCTTCTATCGTACAAGGGAGTTTAATTGTAGCTACGTTACCGTAGTTCTTATTAACACACACTGCATTCTCTATTAACTCTTTAGAAGACTCACCATTAACTTCAATACTAAGATCTTCTACTCCTAATTCAATTATATCGGTATAAACCTTCCAAGGATCTCTACCACTCTTTCTAATCAGTGTAGGGTTAGTAGTAATACCATCTATAAGACCAGTACTTACTCTCTCTTCTATATCAGATACAATAGCTGTATCAAGGAATAACTTCATTACGTTCGTTTGGGTGTTGGGTGTAGGTGTTATAAGAATCTCGAAACCTCTGTCGAGATATGTATAAGGGGAAGAGTTGTCTACGAAGTAGGCAATGTCTTCCCCTTTGAGGGGCGAGTCCACCCTTCTCTCCCCTGTATACGGGACACCTCAGCCTAAACCCAGGTAGGGACTGATGTTTTATTGTTGTCTAATCTGTTAGCTTGGTCTCGTTGTTCTTTATTCATACCTAAGACCAAATGATCAGCTGAAGCTTGAGGATTGTCTAGGAAGTCTTGAAGCATAGACTGCCATTCTTCTGCTTTTCTAGACTTAACAGCTTCATGAGCAGAGATAGAAAGAGCATCTGTAAAGTACTTAACGCCTTGAGCGAGACAATCAAGTCTATCGTCATGTTTGATTGCACCTTTCTCTCTACACATCCTCCCCATCTGATAGAAGAGCATGTACATGAGTCTCTTTTCAGGAGCTTCATCTTTGTTAGAGGCGTAATCCCACTCTATTACTTTTTTGTCTACTATGAGCCTGTGTTGGTTCATGACAGGCTCTAAGGAGTCTATTATTCTGTCTTCCTTTCTAACGTTGGCTCTAACTTCTTCTATGTCTATGTGTTGACCTGTCATCTGTAGGTGTTTCTTAAAGAGTTCACCTACTATTCCATCACCAAAGTTAGTTTCAATTACAAGTTTGGTAACGTTATACTTTCGACATCCTCTGAGTATATTGAGCAAGGTAGTATCAGAGTACCCGTCTCTGTACGCACGCATCTCATGCAAGAATAGGTAGCCGTTCTTTTGAGATATGAAGGATGCGGCTGTTTCATCCGTTCCTCTACCCGACGGATCAACCGAACATATGGTTTCGGAATATGGTGTCCATTCTCCTTGGAGCTGCATTGGAGAGTAAAAATAATCTCCTGGTAGACCGACTGTGGGTAGTTCTTTGATGACATTTTTTGGGTCTGAGCACCAAATAATTTGATCGGGACCAGACTTAGGATTAACACTGGTGACAATGAGATCAGCCATCTTAAGAGGAAACTTCTCTGCATCACTTAAACTTGTATCTAATTGGAACTGCAACATGAAGTTGCTACGACCCATAGCTGCTTCTCTTTCGAGTAGATCGTCGTGAGCGAATCTGTCAGGATCTGTTACTTCCCACTCTTCAGCACCAGCTTCTAAGTCTTCTTGTACTTGGGGTGCTAGTAGTCCTTCGTATTGACTAAGTTTGTCTTTTCTTGGGTATCTACTTGGCCAAACGAACGGACGGTAGTTGCGCTCTGCCAGCTTACGATAAACAGTAAAAACAGTCTGAGGAGTCCCGAGATAGCAAATACGGCTATCGCTTTTGGGGGTAAGGATACTTTCGGCTTCCGTACAGAGTTGAAGAAGTTTTTCACGCATCAACTCCGTCATACTGTTTCCGGGGACTTCTATGTCGTCGAGGACCATGAGGTCTGCACGAGAACCAGTAAGTTGTCCAGTAATACCAACGCTTTTTACGCTGGGAGCCTGATGAGGCGAGCAAAGTACGTCGAAGGAGATACGACTCCACCTTGCCTCGTCGCTTTTTGGTCTTAGGTGAGATAACCATGGTGTTTCGATTATTAGTTTTTGTAGGAAGATAGACATGTTGTCTGCTCTCTCTTTAGAGGCAGAGATGATCATGATCTTTCTTTCTGGGTCTTTGAATAACGTCCACAACACGAACGCACCTGTAATCCAGCTCTTTCCGACTCCTCGGAAGGCTTGGATCTGTAGACGTTTAGGACCGTGTTGTAGATAGTCAGCTATTGCGAATTGTGCTCTTGTTGGTGGTGGTAGTTCAAGCTGTTCCCATAAAGCGGTCAGAAACAGCTTGAAATCACCCTGTAGAGCCTCTAAAGGGTTCTCCATGTATGATTGGATAGATTGTTATTTTCGTCCGTGTCTGAGGCGTTTTCTGTTGGATGTATCTACCTTTTGAGATTCGAGACCTCCACCAGATAACGCATTAGCTACGTCGTATGCGTCTTTAATTAGTAGGCTTGTCATTACTATTGGTGCAGCTGGTCCTGTAGCTAGGGCTGCGCCTTTCTTAACTAATTGTCTACCAGCTATTTTTAAAGCTTGTCTAGCTAGTTGTTTACTTAATTTTTTACCAAATTGAGACTGCAGCATCTTGACTGCTGATCCCATCGCTCTAGACGTACTTTGACCAACAACTAAGTCTTTACCGTATGTTTTAGTTGCTTCACCAAAGTTACCATCTTGAATCTCTTGATATATCTCTTCAGCAGCTGCCTTTGTAGGCATAAAGTTTGTAAGAGCACCACCAACAACACCAAGACCTAATAGCTTCTTACCGTTGCCGTTTTTTACCTTGCCGTTCAGCTTGCTACCGTTAGTACCATTAGTACCGTTAGTACCGTTAGTACCGTTTTCTCCGTTAGGTATTAAGTGAGTTTTACGGTTGGACTTGCCATGACGTATGACAGCATTTTGAGAGTCTGCAGTTCTTTTAGCTAGGTGCTCACTTCCTGTTGGGTTGTCATACTTAAATTTCGTTTTAAGATTAAAATTATCACCATGCTTAGTAGCGTTGATTGCTATTTCTTTACTTTCAAGATCTTTTAAATAAGCTCCTAATCTTGCTTTTTGATCTACGTCTAATTCAAATCCTGAATTCTTTAAATCTTGTTCGATAAACATCTTCATCTGCAAGGTATCTATATTCAGATCTCCCTGCTGAAGCTTTAGCATTCCTAAGTTACTTACCTTTGGTCCTAAAGGTTGTAGACCCATCTGTGCTCGTAATGCTGCATCTTTAATATCAGGTCTATCAGCTACAAAGTTAGCAGCTGAATATTGCCAGTTACTAGCAACACCTAATTCATCTAAGTCGCCTCTAAGAAAAGCATTTTTACTATTAAGTCTTCTATTAAAACGAGCGTTACCAGAGAAGCCTTGATCATTTGGACCTCTATCAGACATAGCTGTAGTTGGACTAAGCTCTACATCACCTGCACCTGAAACAGAAATAGGGTGTTCTTTATGCAAATCAATACCAAACTCTTCAGATAAGAATGATGCTGCATTATTTAAAAAGTTAGCTTGCTTTCCTACATAATCTATATATGCACCTTCTAAAGCTGAATGATTCTTTTTTATCCATTGAATAGCATTGGAAGGTATTGCTTCATGGACAAATCTTTTAGCACCTTTCTTTACTCCAGTAATTCTTGAGGGATCTTTTAGGTTTTCACTGTATTCTTGTTCAGCTACTTTTTCCCATTGCCTTTCCTCCCAACCTTTTTTAGACATAAAAAAAGCCGCCCTTTCGGACGGCTACGAGGTATTTACTTTTTGGTTAGTACTTCTTCTTATTGGCTATTCGTTTAGCTCGTTCTTCGAAGTACGCTGTTTTTGCCTCCGTCATTTCTTTGTATTCTTTGGCATCAGCTTTATCTTTCGGAGACTCATAGGTTGCTGTGCCTGTAAATTCTTTTGCCATTAATTGATGTGGTTCAATATGAGCTGTTCTCGTCTAGGGTTACGTCCATATGTCTGACGCATCCATCCGAGCCAATGACTGCTACCTTTGCCTTGATTACACGCTCGACAGGCGGGGACCAAATTGCTTGTAAGATCCTCTCCACCATTAGTTTTAGGTTTGACGTGATCGAGTGTAAGTTCATGAATTTCATAGTTGTTTCCGCAATAAACACATGTACAATTAAAGTGCTCTTTAATAGCTCTTCTCCATAGCCGTTTAGCATCAGGACTTGTCATGGTTATTAGGTTGTATAAATAGTGTTGTGGGCTAGGTAGTAGTGGGGTCATTTACGAATTTTTAGTCTGCTTTTACGGTTAATAGATGGAGACTGTGTTCTCCCTTTGGTAGTACTCCCTTTATAGTGAGCTGCATCTTTGCCATCACCATTACCGTAAGTACCAAGTTTTCTATTAAGCTTGTTAGCGTTGACTCTTAATTTCAGACCTTTCTTTGTTTTGTTATACGCTTTCTGTTGCGACTTATAATTGCCGTTAGCGTACTTCGCTCCGCTTGCCATATAGTCTTTGTTGTACGAGTTCGGGGTCTACTTTTGGCATTACAGCTGCAAGCTTGGAGAGTGGATTACCATCAAGTGCAATACCGCTAATATCGTTTGTTTTAAGCCATTCACAGGCTGCCTTGAGATCTTGAGTAGAAGCTTCGCCACTTTTGACTCGCTTTAGAAACTCAGTTGTAACAAGGTTATGTAGTTCGTTAAATTGGTCTTCAGTGGCTCGTTTCTTCATTCGTCTTTAATTCCAGGGAATAGGTTTCGTCTGACAATCTCTACTGCTTTATCGTCGATGGTGTTATCAGTTGATTTTGCATAAGCTTCAAGAAGCTGGATGATCAAATTCTTAACAGCAGATGTGGAAAGAAATGTCATTAGGATTGGTTTAATAATCAACATATCTTTATCCTTCATCTGTCTTTACGAACTTACCGTTTTCGTCTCTTTTCTTAGATGACTTTTTCTTCTTTGCTTTAGCCTGTTCAGCTTCCATCTTGGCGATGGAATCACTTAGTGTACTCATGTTTTATCAGTGGGTTTAGTTGGACATTCATACTCCTGTTCACTCCAAAGGAATTTCTTTTTTTTAGGAGTACATTCTTTTTTTAGATACTGTTTAACAGCAGCCTTTTTATTCTTTTCGTATTGAACTATTGGTACTACGTCATTACACATATCGAATACACGTGTACCTTCAGCTAACATGAAACCTTTACGTTGAAGTTCAGCACATTTCAGTACACGTACAAGCTCATAATCAAGCCTCATCTTCTCTTCTTGCCGTGCGGCTATACGTCTACATTGTGCTAAACCTCTACGATCCAAAGGAAACATGAAGTTAATTTGACCTCCCCAGTTTTCAGCTATTGTATAGGTTCTCTGGTTCATATTTTCATCAAAGGGAACCGTATGATTCCCCATGTAGAAAGGGCTGAACGTCATAGTTGAGCCATTGCAAGAGACACCCGATCCATAATGTTGTCTACTTGGTGCTCCATTATTCTGAAACTGGACAGCTTGGTTAGTTACATTTCCTGTCGCTGCAGCTACTGGATTAGACACATTTGTAGTCTCTGGATCTGATGCTTTTGCTGGTGCTATTGAGAGAAGACTGACAAGGAGACAGTAGTAGATTCCGTTTCGATAGTTCGATCTATTTCTGTTAGTTCGATTACTTGACTTGCTGCTCTTGACACTACTTCGAGTGAAAAGTCGCTTCCAGCTGTATGAATCGTAAAGATTGAATCTTCGTCTACCAAGCCTCCTGAGCTTGCTGAGGTATGAGTTATATTGTCCCCAGACCATTTGTTTAACGCTGCTCCATAGGTGGTGGTGGTTATTTCTTCAGTTATTTCTTGAGTTGTAGTTGTAGTACTATTCATAGACCCTTGGGTGAAGTTGGGTTGTACTAATTCAGCTCTTACTACCGTGGGTGATGCCAGTAGGATAAGTAAAAGCCATTTCTTCATTGTTTTGGATTTTGATCAGGTTTACCGTTTTTCTTGCCATTACCGTTTCCAGTAGACAAGCCAAATGTTGCAAGTGCTCCAGTGAAAATACTGGCAGGGAACGTGATATCACCACCTGGACTCTTCTTAAACATTGGTAATTCAACGTAATTTAATGTGATGATAAATCCACTCCAAATGACAACTCCCAGACGCACCATTGCGCCTAAGATCACCATCTGTTCTTCATGATCGTCTACATTCTCTTTTAATTTTTCAAAGAGTCCTTTAGGTTTTGCTGTCTCTGTTGCTTCCATTTATCTACTTTTTTCTGTAGGAATTTCTGTATTTGTTTTTTTATCTTGTTAAACAAAGGAGTAGCTAAGGTGGTAGTGGCTACAGCTGCTACAGCTGCATAAGTAGCCGTTGCGACTACTTCAGCTGAAGGTAAGGGTAGATCTATTTTTACAACTGGTACACGAAGTGTAGGCTGTACAGTTTGTGTTGTTGTATCTGATTCTTCTTCTTCTGATGGTGCTTCTTCTAACTCAACTCCAGCTGGTGCTTCCAAGTTTTGAGGAGGGATGACAATGGGTGGGAATATTGGCATCTCTGCTGTTGGTTGCTTTAGAGGGATGCTAGGCATATCTAAAGCATCTGGAAGTTTACCGCGTCCTAAGTTTATGGATGGTATTTCCATTTAGGCGTGGGCGTAGTAGAGGTATTTGTGATTATTTAAATTCATTACTGATGCGTCTTCTTTTATAACAAAACCTGTTGAAATAGGATGTCCCATATCACCTAGAGTTTGTTCAGCACCAGCGTCATTTAATTCAAGTACTTGATCATTAGATCCAGAAGACCATCCTCTGAAAGTATCAAATACTACCCAGTGTTCATCATTACTTGTTGATTTTATAATGACAAATCTAGGTTGAAAGCCAGTAGTTATGGTTTGTGTAGAAGAATCACTTGTTCCATTTCCTGTGTAGTAACCAAGCTTGCTTATGCCGTCAACGCTGGCGAAGAGCATAAACATCATTTCGTTACCACCCCCTCCTGTCCAACTACCCACCGTGAAGTGAGTAGAGGTGGGAGCTTCATCATTCCAAGCGTTAGCAGTATCTTGCTCTTCATCATTAGCGTTTAATTTTAATCGGTACTGTTCGGGGTTTGTACCTCCATTTAAGCCCTTATGATAAACACTCCATTGAGCACTCTGTCCTCTATCCTTCGCCCATATCATTTCTGGGACAGCGTTCAAATTGTGCGGTATATGATCACCAGCAGAATTGGGTTTTACAGCTACACAGTCAAAACCTGCGTGACGTTTCCACATCCATCCATAAACGCTAGAAGGGTTTCCAGTTTTCAACATACCAACGGCACTATCAAACTTTGAACCGTTCTCACTGTATTGACTACCAGATGAATCTGCTGTCAACCAATATTTACCCATCAATCGTGAATGAACAGCCCAGTTGTCAGCTCCTAAACTTCTCTTCAAACCAAAATCAACAGGGAATCCACTGTCAAAGGTAGCCTCATCAGTACTACTATTTCCAGTATCCATGGCGAACACGTCTGAACCTGCTTCAGGAACCTTGGAGACGTAACCTTCGCTTGCTCTTATCGCGATGTAGATATATTGATGACCATCACCATTTCGATCATCATTATTTCCTTGAATTTTAAACCCTGTAGGTAAAACGTTTATACCATCATCAGTAGTAACTTCTGCGCCATTATTACTTGAATATAATCTACCGCTGTCATGGGTATTGTCGTGTTTCCTATTATCCATCGTACGCATAGTGTCAAATACTAACCAGTTGTAATTAGCATCACTGGTTGTACCATCTGCTTTTATCCATAGGAACTGAGGTTCAAATCCTAATTCTACTTCTAATCCATTAGTGCTATCACCATTGCCGATGTAGTAGCCCGTTTTAATTATATTTTGGTCACCACTATCTCCGAATATGAAGTTACCAGGGTCATCGAATGGAGAATCACTACTAGCTGTTATTGTTCCTTGTGCATTACCAGCAGTGGTAGAATCATTTTTTGTGATTGTATTTGGAGTGACTGTCGAACCAGTGACAGAACTATCGTTGCAGCAAAGAAGTACAGTATTCGTTATGTTCGTTAATGGCTCAGTTGGTGGTCTAAATGATGACGTATAAACTGCTGTTCCTTTTACTATCCTGAAATTAGAAAGACTTCCTTTTAAAGCGTAAGCATTCATCGCGGCTCCTATAGAAGCTTGTCCAGTGCCTGAGATATTAATACCACTTCTGTTTGCATTTTGATCATTAACTCCATTGACATATAGCTTACCTACTCCACTATTTACAACGAAAGCCAGATGCGTCCATTGACCTTCTGGCACACTTCCCTGACCTGAACGTAAATCTCCTCCTCCATAACCTGCAACATCAAAAACACCATCATTGTAATCTCTTACATAGAGACGTAAGTTGCCGTGATTGAAAAATTCATAGTAACCACTGTTTTGACTATAATCTGGTTTTACCCAAGTTTCTATAGTAAAAGTTGAACCTAAGTCGAAGTCGTCACTATCAGGAATAGTTAAACGAGTTGATTGGTGTCCTGTGAAATGAACTGATCTGGCTGTCGCCGCATCAGATTCTCCACCAGCCCATACCCACGCTTTATAGGTTTCACCAGACTTATTCATATATGCTTCGTAGTCATTGCTATTGTCAGCTATTATTGCAAATCCAGTAGAAGTAGGTTCAGCAGTAAACGGCTGGTAATCACTCTGTAGACCACCACCTACGTTTAGCCTTTGATAATAGTTGTGTGGATTAACGCCTTTATTCATTCCTCTGTGCCATACAGTCCAGTTACCACCTTGACTCATAGACTTCACGGCGATAAATCCCGGTTTGCAACCTAGGTCATGGCTAATCGTACGAGCACTACCACTTCCCGTCCACTCAATAAGCTGAAAAAAACCTTTGTTATTCTTAAAGGACCATGACATTAGGTCTTTACCGTTTTCATTAACAGAAGTGTCGGTTGCAAGTTTAAAACCATCATCCTTGTACTGCGTTATTCTTCCCCCTTGAGTAACCATTGCTGCAGCAGACGCAGGAGTTATATTTTTACCAACCCCCATAGCAGGGCTAAACCAAAGGTTTTCTTGAGTTCCCTCTCTATTTTTAATCCATACAAAACCACCTTCATCCTTTATTTTTAATCCCGTAGTTATTACATTACCAAGGACATTATATGGATAAGCTGTTTTTCCTAGATAAGGGTCCATGCTGAATACATCATCGATGTAGTACTTGGTAGGTGGTTTACCTCCACCAAGTAGCATTTGTTGTTGTGCCAT